TACACATATATTGAAAAAGAACATTACTATTAATAAACATGTAAAATCCGAAAAATCTAATAAAGCGCATATAGAAACAGCGAATGTCATCGCTAAAATATATAAAGCGCCAAATTTTTCGAATATATTGCATCCGAGTATTACAGTGAAGGACAGGAACATTATTAGGATTACTATCAACTTATCAACTAAAGTGGGAAATTCAATCATGTTATTGTACCTACTTTCATTTAGCCGCCCTGGCAGGGGCGGCTTTTTTGTTAACTAATTTCTTTTGCTTCTTTGGCGGTGCTTCCAGAGGCGGATGCTTGTTGCTCCGCTTCTTCTGCTTTAATCTCCTGGAATAATTTATAATCCTCTGGAGATACGGTAAGGGTAATCTGTGGCTCTGCCACCGGCTTGGCATCTTCAACGATGGCCTTGGCCAATTCTTTTACATAGTCGCTGATAGTCTGCCGGGCATCTTCTGGCAGTTTCAAGTACATCCGCATAATCTGATCCTCAACATGGTTAAGGTGATATTCGTCCCGTACCTGGTCCAGAAGATTCTTGGGAATATCTACAGCTTCTCTAGGGCCTTGGCCATTGCGGAGCCAATCCTCATTTACATGGAAAGTATCACATATCAGTCGGATATTCTGGTCAATAACTGTTCCGTTATCCTGCTCCATCCAGCTAACAGCGCTTTGGCCAAGACCAATTTTTGCACCAAACTCTTTCTGATTTAGTTTCATACCTTTGCGCAAGCTCTTAATTCTCTGGTTAATAGTCATGTGCTTCACCTCCTTTTATGTTTATTATATGAATAATTCATAAAAAATGCAAGTATATATTGACAAATACCGATAAACGGTATAATATAAAAGCATAAAAACAATTATTCATATTTTTGGAGGTGAACAAAATGGATAAGCGGTTTATAGAATTTCTGGAACAGCTTTCTAAGTTGCCAGAGGAAGTACAGGAAAAGGTACTGACCTACACCCACGGCGTATATGATGCCACAATGGCCGTTACTAAGAAGAAGGAAAACAAGCCAGCGTAAATGTAAAGCAGATAAGAAAGGATGATAAAAAATGACAACCATTATTATTGTATGCACCATCGCAATTATCACAGTAGCCGCCCTCAATTGGGCCAAGGCTAGAAAAGAAGCCTATGAGGCTAAACTCTTGGAAGCAGCCAAGAAGGTATTGGGCGACAAGTACGACAGTGAAGCAGATGAAGATATACTCAAAATCTACAGATTCATCGGCGAGGAGTACCTGCAGATACAGAAGAACACTCCAAGCGAGCTGTACCATCGCAAGAATATCACCTGCGCTATCATGGCCATTCAGGAGCCAGGGGTTATCAGAAGAGAACTACTGAAGGAGCTGGCAAGATGAATAAGGAAATCTATGAGGAATACAAAAGAAAGCGCCAAGAGCTTCGGGCGATGGAGCGCATAACAGCACAGCGGTGTGCTGAGCTTCGTAGTCTGGCCAAAACCTTCGGCGGATATTCTGGGAATATAGTGAAGCTGCATGTTTTTAATAAGAAGGATTGGGAAACCATAGAGAAGCTGGCGGGTGATGCATGTGTCCAGGCGGTGAAGTGCAGGTTTAAAGCTACCAGACTGGAGAATCAGTTAGACCTTCTTCGTTACTCATTAAGGTTGGATACTCACTATAAGATTATGGACGCTAGGTGGGAAGTTGGTGACGACGATGGCCAGGACTGATAAACGGCTGGAAAATGTAACAGTGGAATACAGCGATGAAGCCGTATTCCGGGAGCTGGTACTAAATAAAATTGCTGTGGCTGTAGCCCAGCAGATGATAGAAGATGGCGTACAGCCAGAGGAAGAAGGTAAGTGAATGGGAAAAGAATTTGTATATATCAGAGCGGTACGGATACTGGTGCCGAGGAAGCTGGTAGAAGCTGGCCGTATCTATGCCATTAAGCGCTGGGCGGAGAAAATGGGTGAGATAGCCCGAGATATGGAGAAACATACAGGGATTAAGATAATTTCCCATTTATGCGACGATTATGTATTTGTCCTTTGCCGTAATGATTTAGAGGCAAGGCTGGTTTATGATTTCCTCCAGGAAAAGATAGGAGAAGAAATTGATATAGCCAAGGCTTTCCTACAAATCACTAAAGAAGATTATGAAAAGCTGTGGGGAGCATATGTTCAACACTGAACACATTCTGCCACACAGTAGACACTTCCAGTTGAGACTGCACCTGTTGGGGCAACATTGAACATTACCCTCCCTTAGCAGGGATAAGCGCTTCTGCTTTTTTATACTATCCTTTCTGAGAAGCGCTGCTGGAGGTGCCTATTGTGTGGCAGAGTAAAGGGAAAATATGGATATAAAGCGGATTAAATGGTAGAGAAAGGATTGGTGACATTTATATGAGAAAGTTTATTGCAGGTGTGGCACTGATAGTTTCTGTGGGCTTCCTGGTGGGGCGCTATGATGGCCCCCAGAAGCTGGTAGAGACCACATATATCGTTAGAGAGGGCGATACCCTGCGGGATATATCCGAAGCGTACCTACCCCTCAATACAGGCGGGCGCCGTTATATCTTGGAGTTTGAAGAAGGTATAGTGGAGCTCAACCCGGCACTCCAACAGGATAGAGGCAAAATCTATCCTGGCCAGGAGATTAGAATCAACTACTGGGTAAAGGAGTAGGCCTATGCTATCGGATAGAGCCGTAACATGGCTAGGGTTTATAGCTATGTTGCTGATAGTTTTGTTTTTATGAAGGGGGTTTTCATTGTGGATAAGAATGTGGATAAAGCGCGGGAGAAGCTGGAGCAGGAGAATATTGCTGCCGGCAGTGCCAAGGATAGAGTTAGAGAAATTTTGTTGTTGTGGCTGGAGGCTTCCCCTGCTGAGGCTGCTGCGCTGATACTGACAAAGGGCAAAACGGCAGGTGGAGCATATACCGCCATGAGAGAAAAAGCCAGCAAAAATAGAGGCAGTGCAAGCTGTGTATGTACACCGCCAGAGGAAGCGGTAGGTACTATCTTAGAATACTATGGCATGAAAGATGTTCAGCAGAAACTAGAGCATGGACTTCTGTATCAGATGATGATGGCAGCCAGCAAGAAGTTTAGGCCGTATGGAACACCGGAGCCAGCGGTGGAGAATCCGCATCCGGTTGCGGAAGTGGAGGAAGTAGAGAAAATAGAGGAAGATGTGGCAGTAGAACAGCCCCATAGAGTGGCAGTAGATCTGTCTGCGTTTAGTATGGAGGGGTTGTTATGACTGTAGACGAAGTGCTATCCCACTTCCCAGACGAAGTGCCAGCAGAATTTCTCCATGAGGCCGACAATGCCAAGCCTATATATTTGTTCCAAACAGACAAAGAAGGTAATACCGTCTGCGGTAATTGTGGTAGCCGATTTCAAAGATATGAACCACATCTTACAGCGCGAAAGTGTCCCTACTGCCAGAAATACGGCAAAGTGGTACACATGACAAAATATCACAAGTCAGAAGCAAAGTCTTTACGGCAAGGCAACTTGACGTATCACTGGGCGCCTTCTGTGATTAACCCAGACATATTGACATGCACAGTTATATTGAATTTCTATTGGTTTTCTACTACGGAACCTTGGGCATCAGAGCCTTATAGATATGTTGATGCAAAGTATATATTTGTGCCCGGCAAGGGAGGGTACTATATATCAAGAAAAAGCCGGTTTTATCCAGAGAATTTCTATGATGGTAAATACTTTACTAGATGGTCCCCGCCGCCGGATGAAACAGATTGGGTTCTACGGAAAAGCTGCAGGGATAGAATCAATGCATATACTGTAACAATAAAAATAGGCTCTGTGACATATCCACAGGGGATTGCAAATGCTGTGGAGGGACATGCTTTGCAATATGTATATGCTTCAATGAAAGGGTGTATCAATACTGCCTTTAGCCCTGTGCGGGTGCTGCATACAATAGCCAAGTACCCGCTACAAATAGAGTACCTGGCTAAGTGTGGGTTTAAAGATGTTCTGTCAATGAGTCTTAAAGCTGGTGACGGACTAGGAGCTGCGTTCAATATGCGCGCCAATACACTCAAAGGTATCTTACGGGGAAAATTTTCCAAAGAAGATATGGAGTATATCAAACAACACTGTATAGATGTACGGACATTACAGAGATACCAGCAAATAAGGAGACATCCTGCGGGGGCGGGCATAACTCTGGAAATAGTGAACGAAGAGTTAAATTTGTGGTCATTCTATACCCTAGAAGCGATTATGGAACATGTGAAGCTGACAAAAGCACTATCGTACATAAGCAAAGAAAAGTCCAGCATAACTACTTATGCAGACTACCTGCGGGATTGCGAGACATTAGAGATGGATTTCACAGAAAAGGCGACACTGTTTCCAAAAGGATTAGAGAAACTTCATGTTAAGCTCCAGGAGCAGATAAGACACAAGCGGGACAAAGAGGCTCAGCTTGAGTGGACAGAAAGAAAAGGTAAGTTAAAGACTAAATATAGCTTCGAAGCAGATGGCTATGCAATTGTAATTCCGGAGGAAATCAACGACTTAATCCGAGAGGGCAAGGATATGCATAATTGCGTGGGCAGTTATATTAGCAGAGTGGCCAGCGGAAAGACTGATGTTGTGTATATCAGAAAAGTGGCCGAGATAAACAAATCCCTTGGCACTATGGAAATAAACGGTGGCTGTATCGTTCAAGCCAGAGGCAAATATAATCAAGACTTACCCAAAGAGGTACAGGATTTTGTAGATAAATTCCGTAAGGAAGTCCTGAAGAAAAAGAAAGGTAGGAAAACTGCATGAATGAAGTAATGAATACAGAGAGCCAATTGCCAGCAGAGCAGAAGCTAAGTCAGCTGGCGGCTGAAATAAATGCTATCAAGGATCAGGTAAGGGAAACAGTGTACCTCTCTACTTGCCGTATAGGTGAGAAGTTACTGTTGGCCAAGGGTGCCGTAGGGCATGGCAACTGGGGCCAGTGGTTAAAGGATAATGTAGATTATTCGGAAAGAACCGCCCAGAATATCATCACCATATACAAAAACTTCAATAATAAAGAAACTAAGTTATTTGGTACGGTGCCGGATGCGGAGCTTCTGGGCAAGCTGAATCAGAGCCAATTGTTAGCATTATCTTCTATTAAAGATGAAGAGAAGCGTACTGAGTTTATGAATGAGCACAAAGAAGAGCTTCCAGACATGAGCAAGCAGGAGCTGGCCAAAGCTCTAGCTGAATTAAAGGAAGTCAAGGAAACTGTGACCAAAAAAGATTATGAAATAAAGGCCTTGCGAGGCCGATATGATGATATGCGGGGCAACTGTGATGAGGCGAGGAAGAAATGGCAGGAAGCTGAGGCGAAGCTGCAGTCTGCTGGAGATAGCCAGGAACTGACAGAGCTAAAGAAAAAATGTGAGTCTTTACAGCGCGACTTAAGCCGGGCGGATAAGCAGCATGAAGCTATGGCCCAGGAAGTAGAAAAGTATCAAAATCTATTTGAAGATACAAAGAGCCAGCTGGAAGAAGCCAAGAAGGCGCCGATAGAAACTACCACTGTTACCGTTGAGAAGATGCCGGAGGATAAGGCGAAACAGTTAGAAATGTTACAGGCCAGGGTGGCGGAGCTTGAAGCGGCAAAGCCGGAAAGGACTCCAGAAGAAAAACAGTTAATACGGCACTATGAAAACATTCGTACTGAAATAGAAGCATTACTAACGCAACTTAGTTATATGGAAGGGAAAAAGAAATATAACTATGGTGCAGCTGTTAGAAACTTAATGAAGGGCGTTCTGGAAATGACATCCTGGGCGGAATAATTATATAGAAAGTATTTGTCTCAAAGGGTTCGGTGGAGCCCTTTGGGGCTTGTACTAGGGTAGTAACAAGTGAGGGAAAAGCATATCACTTGGATTTGGGGTAGAGTATGAAGAACATCATCAGAAAGATTAAGAGAAATTCATCAAAGAAGAACACAAGGGCAGATTATATACAGGTGTCTTATTTTAATTTTTCTGAGGGTGCTCTTCCTGGTTGGGCACCGAGAAAGTATCGTGAGTCTACACCTAAACAAAAGAGACTCAATGCCAAGAAAGCTAAGAGATACTTTGAGGCTCTAGTAGAGGCTAACTTCAAAGGCAATAGAGATTTTGTAGTACACCCTACCTTTAGCGAAGATAATTATCCAGAGTCTGAGGAACAGGCTCATAAGCTGGTTAAGAACTGGATAGCAAGATTAAATTATCGTCGTAAGAAGCTGGGGCTGCCAAACTGCAAGTACATAATAGTCTTTGAGAAAAGCCCTAGAGGCAGAATGCATTTTCATGTACTGATGGACGGTCAGCTCTCCAGAGAGGAAGTCGAAGAAAGATGGCAGTTAGGTTACTGTAATGCGGATCGGCTGAGAAGTGATCCCAAGATAGGTCTACAGAAAATCATCAGCTATCTTTCCAAGGGTGGGGAGACTGACGAGAAAAACTCCAAACGCTGGATTTCCAGCAAAGGATTAATCAAGCCCTGGGTATCATGCAGCAAAAATACCAAAATATCCCGTAAGCGTTTTGAAGTTCTGAAAAGCATACCGGAGGACTCTGAGCTGTTGCGTGTGACTATAGAGAGGGATAATCCCGGCTATGAGCTGCAGGATGTGGAGCGGAGCGTAAGCGAAGAAACAGGGCAAATGTATTTGTTCTGCCGTATGAGGCTGAAAAAGGTGGAGAAAAAGAAAGGGCCAAAGGATGGGAGAGGTAGAAGAAACAATACACGCTGAAAATATCTGTGCTCTTGTACTGGCCATTCTGAATCCCTGGCCAATGTCAGCAGAGATGGCTTTTGAGAAGCTGGCAAATCCCGGCATGAAAAGACGGGTTGACCATATAGGCATGGCACTTTTGCGCAAAGCTGGGTGCACATGGAAAGAGATAGGGGAACTGATGGAAATGAATCACCCTCAGTCTGCCTATTGTCACGCGAGAAAAAGAAAGGAGAGGCAAAATGGGAAAATACAAAAGCGTTCAAAAGGCGATGCATAATAATGTCCTTGATAGAATCAACATGAGCTTAGGGGCTTCATCCAGCCTTGACGAGAAGAAAGCTATGAGAGAAATGAAGGAGGAGCTGCGCAAGAGCGGAGCGGGGGCTGCTATAGCTGACAACAACCTAACCCGCATTGTGGATTTTTGCCGTGCGTATTATGTTCCGCTTTTTGCATGGGTGTTGTATAAGGATTTTGGCTATCGGTATGTACGGCTGGTAAGATTTGGCCAGCAGTTTAATAAAATCATTGGGCTGGTAGCAGAGACGAATGAGGCTGATAAGCTGAGGCTTCAAGGAGTGGTACTGCCAGAGTCTGGGGGCAAATACCCACACCACTATTTGAGTCTTCATGACATAAAGAGTGATTTGCAGGTGGAGTGTGGCTATTCCTACTTATGGCAGAAAAAGAATATAGCACCTACCAAAGCAAGCATTGAAGAATACGCGCGCCACCATGCCCGCAATCATGCAATGAGGACTATGGACAATATGAGGCTGATTTGGCTGCATACCATGTGGACTACCTTCGGCTTTGGTAAAAAGAGATTGAAGCTGTGCGAGGAGTATTTCCGCGAGCATATTACAAACCTGCCTTTCAGCACATTCAAAAATATGCTGGAGGAGATGGAGAAGGTTTGCCAGACCAAAACAGATGCTGTAAGTTTTGCAACCAACCGGCGAATCTTTAAAAAGCTGGGTGTTGATAAAGAAGGAGCAGCAGCGCTCTTGCAAGGAAGAATGAGAAAAGTATCCGGGAAAATCACATAAGCGATAAGTAAAACAAGGGGCGGTATGGAGCAATCTGTACCGCCCCTAAAACATGGTCACTTTTCGGGGTGTATGATATGATTTTTACAGAGCAAAAATTTTACACATAAAGTCGGCCGGAAAAATCGAAAAACGCAATCGTCTGCGGAAGTAGATAATACAAGGGCTGGGAGGTGATGGATAAAGTGGCCAAGCTTTACAGATTTACGAACGAGAAAAAGAAAAACGTATTTCTTAATAATCTAATATCGTGTGGTGGAAATATCGGCCGGGCGGCTGCTAAATCCGGAATCACCAGACAGACGCATTACAATTGGCTGAAAGAGGATGCCAGATATGCTGCCGTCTATGAGAATGATGTGAGGCCCCAGGCCGTATCCGTTCTTGAAGATGAAGCACAGAGAAGGGCAACGGGCTTCGAGGAGGATGTGTATTACAAAGGCCAGAAGGTAGGCACTGTCACAAAATACTCTGATAAGCTGATGGAGATACTTCTAAAAGCTAATGCACCGGAAAAATATAGAGAGCGTTCAGAGGTTAAGAATGTGGATGGTGACGGGGTAACAACAACAGCTTGGGAGGAGGATAATGATGGCTAAATATACAATTCCGTATTGCCCTACAGCATATGCTAGAAAGGTTATTCATCCAGCCCTTGAGAGTCATTCACGGTCTGTACTGGTATGCCATAGGCGATATGGAAAGACGGTACTTGTCATTAATCACATGATAAAAATGGCTATCAAGTGCCAAAAGAGGATGCCGGTCTTTGCGTACATTGCACCGTACAGAAAGCAGGCAAAGACAATTGCATGGAGCTATCTCAAATACTATTTGCATGTATTGCCAGGCATCACGGTGAATGAAAGTGAGCTTTATGTAGAGTTTGCCAGTATGCATAAGGGATGCAGTGGAGCAAGGATATACATCATGGGCGCTGATAATCCAGACAGTGCAAGAGGCCTTTACTTTGACGGGGTTGTACTGGATGAGCCGGCTCAGATAAAGAGCGAGCTGTGGGATGAGGTTATACTTCCTGCCTTGATGGATAGAAACGGCTGGGCGGTGTTTATCGGTACGCCCAAAGGTCAAAACCAATTCTATGAGATATGGCAGAAAGCACAGAGAGATGATAAATGGTATGCGTGCATGATACGCTGCGATGAGTCGGGGCTTTTCGATGTTGGCGGTCGATATGGGCCGGAAGCATTGGAAACGCTGAAAGCAGAAATGTCAGAAACGAAATTCAGACAGGAAATGTTATGTGACTTTACGGCATCTTGCGAGAATGTGCTGATAACTATTGACGAGGTAACAGAATCTGCGGGGCGTACTTATACCAAGGAGGATGTGGGCTTGGCTCCGGTAATCTTTGGTGTAGATGTGGCAAGATATGGTGATGATAGCTGTGTTATTACCAGACGGCAGGGCCTTGTATGCTATGAACCAAAGGTGTACAAGGATATTGACAACATGACATTTGCTGCTTATCTCATGCGTGAGATAGATAAGCATAGGCCGGATGCGGTCTTTGTAGATGCTGGCCGCGGTGAAGGTGTTATTGACCGGTGCCGGCAGATGGGCTATGACGTGACAGAAGTCAACTTTGGTTCCCGTGCATTGAATCCGGAACGCTATATCAACAAGCGTGTGGAGATGTGGGATGAAATGCACGAATGGATAAAGTCTGGTGGAGCATTGCCCAATGTTCCAGAATTGAAAAGCGAATTGGTGGTACCGGAATACAGCTTCGATGCTGCCAACCGAATGAAGCTGAGCAGCAAGGAAGAAATCAAGGAGATTATGGGTAAGTCTCCGGATATAGCTGACTCATTGGCATTAACCTTTGCGTATCCGGTTCAACCGAAAGGTTTCATTAGCGGGACCAGACACGCAATGTGCAATGTAGATTTTGATTTATACGATGATTGAAAGTGAGGATGATAGCATGTGTGGAGGCGGCGGTGGTTCAAGTGCACCAGCAAAGGTAGATCCAACTCCGGTGCAGGTAACAAGTGCTAATACAGGAGCTGACCAGGCAGAAGCAATTGCCAAGAAGAAGCAGAGAAAGCGGGTTAGTACCAGCCTTAGTAACGACCGTTACAGTGGTACATTGCTGGGCGGTGGTTCTGCTGGTGATGCTGGTAGTACCGTAAGCAACCTGGGCGGGGTGAAGTAGCATGTATGATACTGAGAAGCAGGAAAGAGCCCCTGCAACATTGGTTACAACTTCGGATATGGCCTTGAAGCTGAATCTTGAGAAGCGAAAGTATCAGGCCAAGGTAAAGCAAATGGAGTCTAACAGGCAGGACTATCTGAAAAGGTGGAAAGCAATTAGAGACTTCCAACTGCCATACATTGGCCAGTTTGATGATACAGCCGACACCACGGACTATGCACGGAGACGGGATACAAACATCTACCACTCTGTAGCATGGCAGGCTAATCAGGCCTTTGCCGCTGGTGTTATGTCGGGATTAACCCCGCCTTCCAGGCAATGGTTCCGTCTAACATGGTCTGGCGATGATATGAGAAACCATCCAGAAGCTGGGGAGCTGCTGGACAAGCGGATGGCTGTATTACAGGATGTACTGCTGAAATCTAATTTCTATAATGCAATCCATAGTGCATATCTGGAGCTTGCCTTTGGGCAGGCTCCTATGGCTATATTTCAGGACAGTGACACAGGAGTGCATTTTGTACCTTTCACCATAGGTACTTACATGATGGAGAACGGGCCGGATGGTATCGTTGATACATTCTGTACCAAGTTTGAAATGACGGCCCGCCAGTTGGTAGATAAGTATGGCGCTGACAAAATCCCTGCTGAAATCAGGGCTGACCTGGACAATGGCGGTATGAAAACTAAATATCGTGTGTGGTGGATGGTGGAGCCTAACCGCTTTCACGACCGCAACAAAGAAATTATGGATAAGTATCACATGAAATATTTGTCACTGTATTGGCTGGAAGCAGGTAATACAGATACATTCCTTGACATTGGCGGTTTTGAGGAGTGGCCAATACCGGTAGCTAGATACCTTGTGACAGGCAGTGAAACCTATGGCAAAGGGCCTGGCTGGTTTGCGGAAGGTGACAGTAAAGGCCTCCAGAAATTGGAGAAGGACGATATTGTGGCGGTAGAGCTTGGCATCCGTCCACCGATGATGGGAAGTGCCAGCACATTCAAACAGGGCATTAACCTGGCCCCTGGCAGTTATACCATTGTTGGCAGGGATGAACCGGTTAAGCCATTGTTCCAGGTGGGCATCAATCTCCAGCACTTACAGGAAAAGATAATGGACTTGCAGGACAGAATAAAGAGGGCTTACAGCGCTGACCTCTTTATGATGCTAGAGAGGCTGGAAGATAAGCATATGACGGCACAGGAAGTCTTGCAGAGAAAACAGGAACAGCTTCAGCAGCTTGGGCCAGTGGTCCAGCGCTTGCAGTTTGAATTTCTCCGCAAGATTATAGAGCGTGTCTATAACATCCTTGACCGGGCAGGAGTATTGCCACAAGCTGAGGATCCAGAGCTGGCTATGATAATGAGTCAGGAGGAAGTGACTATAGAGTACATTTCCCCACTGGCCCAGGCACAGAAGATGGCAGGCCTAACTAACATTGAACAGGCTATTGCATTTACTGGCCAGCTGGCACAGTTTGACCAGTCGGTATTGGATAAGGTTAATTGGACCAAGGCTGTTGATGATTACTTTGATATGGTAGGTGCTCCAGCAGGTTTGAAGCGTACTGAGGATGAATTTGAAGCAATTCAGAAGCAGAAGGCAGAAGCGGCTGCCAAGCAGGAGCAGCAGGCAGAAATGGCACAGGCCGTACAGCTTGCAGCTCCAGCGGCACAGGCGGCAAAGAATATTACGGATGCGGCCAATGATGGAAATCCAGCTCTCCAGCAGTGGCTGGGCGGTATGATGTAAAGGAGTGGGCATATGGAAGCAGGATACAATATTGGAGAAATGCACCAGGAAATTAACAAGGTGCTATCTGATAATGTTGCAGGCAGGGATAAAGCAGCTATCAGCTATGTAATGAACAGCCCAGATGGGCGGTGGTTTGTAGCTAGATTGCTGGAGAATTGTCATGTTGATTCTGCTTTGGGTTTGCTTCGCTCCGATGGCAGTGTGGTTATGGATACTAATGCTATGCTGGTGCAGGAGGGCGAAAGGCGGGTAGGCTTGGTGATAAAGGAAAACATTCTCAGTATGGGCGATGGCTTATCCTTGTATCATCAAATGGAGTCTGAAAGCAAGGCCTATAACGACCAGCAGGAGGAAATTAAAAGGTCTATCGTATCAAGGTATATGAAAGCAGAGGAATAGGAGGGCATTATGGACAAGGAATTTGGTTTTGATTTTGATTTACAGCTGTTTGGGGAGGCTGGAGGAGATGGAGAAGCAGGAAGCGGAGATAATGCGGGAGATCCGCAACCAGATTCGGAAGTTGAGGCTGGCGAAGAGGAAAGCAGCAAAGGCCAGGAGAATGAAGTCGGAACTGGTAAGGCGAATCAGTCAACGCTGCTTGGAAAAACAGGTGAAGAAACTGAGGCGTATGATTTTAAATCCGTTGTACCAGAAGGCATGGAATACAATCAGGAGCAGGCGGACTCGTTTGCCGCCATAGCCAAGGAGCTGAAGCTTTCCAATGAGCAGGCAAGCAAGCTGGCTGCATACGGTATGAACTATGCTGGTAGTATGACACAGCTTGCCCAGCAGGCGAGACAGAATGAGATTGCTGGCTGGGGACAGGAAGCCAAGCAGGAATTGGGCATTGACTTTGACAGTACCTTGCAGAAGGCAGGCGCCGGCCTTGAGGCTATGGAGAAAGCAATACCTAATCTGCGGGAGGCACTGAATTACACTGGTGCCGGTAATCGTATTGAGTTTATCAGAATGTTGGCATTTGTGGGTGACTTGACTAAAGAGGATACCTTCAAAGGCTTTGGAGCCAACAGCGGAGCAATCCGCTCTAGTCTGTATGGCAATACTGATTTTGGAATTTATTGAGGAGATGATAAAACATGGGCGTTTTAGGAACCCAGGCATTGACGCTGAGCGACTACAAGAAACGTATCAACCCGGACGGGACTACAGCATTTATTGTTGAGGCATTGGAAAAGGTAAATCCTATTACTCAGGATGCCCGCTGGAAGGAAGGCAATCTGCCTACTGGTAATGTAACTACCATTCGTACCAGCCTGCCTACTCCGTCTATTCGTAAGATTAACCGTGGTATTAAGCGTAGCAAGAGCACCACTAAGCAGGTACAGGATACATGCATTATCCTGGAGGATCGCTCCAGCGTGGATATTGAGCTTTTGGCATTGCAGAAGGACAAAGAAGGCTTCCGCCGTTCTGAGGATGCTGCTTTTGTACAGGGCTTTGCTGATGTAGTAGCAGCCAATATGTTTTATGGCAGTACCGATGATAATCCGGATACCTTCAACGGATTGAGTGTGCGCTACAATACTCTGACTGATGGCGGCAATGGCACCGCTGGCCACCAGGTTATTTCTGCTGGTACAGCCGGTACTGATACCAATACCAGTATCTACATTGTAGGCTGGGGTACACAGGCCACCTGCGGTATCTATCCAAAGAACTCTACTATGGGCTTGCAGCACCGTGATTTGGGTGAAAAGACTGTAACTGATGCCGAGGGCCGTGAGTACCAGGCTTTGCAGTCTTTGTTCACTTGGAAGGCAGGCTTGGCTGTACAGAATATCCGTGCAAATGCGCTGGTACGCAACATTGATGTTACTAAGCTGAAAACCGCTGCCAACAAGCAGGCTATCATTGAAGCTATCGTACAGGCCAAGAACCGCATCCAGGGACTGGATAGAGGAGATAAGCAGATGGCCATGTATGTATCTCCAAGCATTTATGACATGCTGGAGCTGTGGCTGATGGATAAGAACAATGTGCATATTACCCGCCAGGAAATGATGGGCCAGATGCCACAGTTATTCTTCACCGGCCTGCCGGTTAAGAAGTGTGAGGCTATTTCCGAGCAGGAGCCGGCTATTACCTAACAGGAGGTGCTGATATGATTTTCGATGGTGAAAATACATTCTTTGACAAAAAGACTTTATCCAGTGGCAAGCTGGACAGCGACATTATCAAGCTGGGGCCTGGTGAGGCCAGCGATCCTTTGATTCTGTTTGCTGATGTAAATGGTGCCAGCGGGGCTGGTACTTTGTCTGTAGCTGTTATTACGGCTGCGGATGAAGCGTTTACCACTCCGGTAACTTTGGCCACATATACAGAGTTACCAATCAAGGCCAAGCTGCCAAGAGGCAATAAGGGCTACATGAAGCTGGAAGCAACCAGCACATACACCGATGGCGAGCTTACAGCCGCGCTGGTGTTGGATGATGATATATTAGATTAAGCCGAGGGCGGGAGACAAAATTATATTTGTTTCCTGCCTTTTTGCTATATCGTCTATCCCCTCTGGGCGGTATAGCAAAAGGACAGGAAAGGAGAAAAGAAAATGACAAGTACAGATATTTGCAATTTGGCACTGAGCTATCTATCTAAAGGGAAAATCACTTCTATGGATGATAATACAGAAGAAGCTGCACAGTGCAAGATACATTACGACCATGCCAGAAGATTACTGCTTAGACAGTATCCCTGGGGGTTTGCCAAGCGTACCGTAAAGCTGGCACTGCTTGCCGGCAAGGAACCTGGGTGGGATTTTGCCTATGCATATCCGGCAGGGTGCCTGGCAGTACGCTATGTGTTTGACGAGGAAGGAGCCAGCGCAAAAGAAGAGCAGGTACAGGACTTTGATACAGCTATGCTGACAGGCAATCAAAAGGCACTGCTGACTGATGTAGAACTGGCATGGTGTGAGTACACATACAATGTGAAAGATGTTGATATGTTCCCAGACGAGTTTATAGAGGCTTTTGCGCATTATCTGGCCTGCAATATGGCAATGGTGCTTACAGGCAGTGCCAGCATCCAGCAGACACAATTCCAGTTGTATCAGGATAGCATAGAGGCGGCTAAGATTTATTCGGCACAGGAGCGAAGGAAGAGCACTGTTTTCCCGGAAAGCTATGCTCAGGCCAGATTTCAATGAGGAGGAAAATAAATGGCATCACCTAATGCGTTTTATTCTATACAGCCGGCATTTACGGGCGGTGAAATATCTGCTGATGTGGCCAGCCGTATAGACCTGGATAAATATCAGGTGGCACTATTGCAGGCAGAGAATGCCATTGTACGCCCTTACGGGGCAGTACGGAAACGGCCTGGCATGATTTACTGTGGCCAGACAAAGTATCAGGATAAAAAGAGTATGCTGGTTAAGTTTAACTTTACAGTTACTATTTCCTATATGCTGGAGATTGGCCATAAGTATATAAGAGTATGGCGCAATGGTCAGTACCTTGGTATAGAGCTGGATACACCGTATGAGGCAGGAGAGCTTGCAGGACTGCGCTTTGTGCAGTCGGTAGATGTTCTGTATATAGCAAGTGGAAAACACCCCGTAAAGAAGCTGATGAGGTATTCAGAACAGGAGTGGAAACTGGCTGATATAGATTGGCAGCAGGTGCCCTATGGGGATTTGAATGTGGACGAAGAGAATTTTGTAACTCCGTCTGGCACAACGGGAACTGTCACATTGACGGCCGTAAAGGACACATGGACGGCAGAGAGCGTTGGGGATTGGATAAAGCTGGAGCAGTCTATGAGCGGCCGGACTGTAAGCTGTACCGGCGGCACAAGTAAAAGCATTCTGGCGGGGGATACTTGGAAAATTACATGTCACGGAACATGGAGCGGTACCGTGACTGTAGAAATATCCTATGACGACGGCAGTACATGGCTTCAGCTTAGACAGTACACATCCAGTGACGATTACAACCCTACCGAATCTGGTACTGTGGAAGAGTACGCTTTGGTGCGTGTTACTGTAGCAAAAAGCTCTGGAAGCTGTACGGCAGATCTAACAGTGTATCCGTATACTCATGTTGGATATGCAAAAATAACAGGCTTTGCCAACGCAAGGGAAGTAACTGCTGATGTGGAGAAAGCCCTGGGCGGTACGAATAAGACAAACAATTGGTATCTATCGGCCTGGGGAAAAAAGCAGGGGTATCCTAGCTGTGCAACATTCTTCCAAGACAGACTGTGCTTTGCTGCTAATGTGAAGTATCCTCAAAGGATATGGATGAGCATGACAGGGGATTATGAAAATTTTTCAGTAGATAAGGAATCTGGCACAGTAACTGATGATAGTGCTATATCGGCTGACCTGCTATCACTGAGGCCGTATCAGATAACACACATGGATGCCGGTAACGATTTGATTGTATTAACAGAAGGCAACGAGTGGACAATATCAGGCTCTGAAACAGTGACACCTACAAGTATCACACCAAGACTCCAGCAGAATTACGGCTGTAATGATGTGGAGCCGGTGAGAGTAGGTAATAGGCTGGTATATGTGCAGAGACGGGGAAGCATTATCCGTGATATGGCATACAGCTACGATACAGATAGCTATGGCGGTTATGATTTAACCTTGCTGGCCAAGCACCTTGTAAAAGGTAAGGAGGTTGTAGATAGCAGCTTCGCCCAGGAACCGGATAGTGTTATTTACTTTGTGCGGTCTGATGGTACATTGCTTTGTCTCACATACATCATGGAGCAGAAAGTATATGGATGGAGCCACATTGTAACTGATGGAGTGGTCGAAGCTGTGCTAGCAGCTCAGCAGGGCAACAATGATGTAGTGTATTGCCAGGTGGCACGGGAGATTGACGGCAAGATTGCCAGGTACATTGAGAAGCTGGACTTGGATAGCGATAGCGAAAATCAGCAGGACTACATCATGCTTGACTGTGCTGTGAGAAAGACATACGAAAAAGCAGAATGTGTTATTAACGGATTAGAGCACCTGGAAGGCCGTACTGTATTGGTGATGGGTGATGGTTATCTATTTAATCCTAAAACGGTTCAGAACGGCGCTATTGAGCTGGAACAGGCCTCAAAGAATGTGGTGATAGGCATCCCGTACACAATGGTGCTGGAACAGCCAAATTTCAATACATCGGTATCCGGTATGGGCAACATCCAGGGTATGCAGCAGACAGTAAATACTGTGGTGCTTCGTCTGTCTAAAAGCTTTGGCGGGGAGATAGGCCCGGACAAGGATACTTTGCATGATATTGTCTACGACATAGGAGAAATGGATTTAGGCCAGCCCTGCCTATTTTCTGGCGACAAGAATGTAACAATGGGCAGTGGTGGTTTCAATAAAAATGGCAGGGTGTATATAAGGCATGATAAGCCGTATCCGTTTACCCTGCTGTCAGTAGTGAGAGGAGTGACATTAGGTGGAGCAGGCTTGTAAATATAGCATTGTGCCGATATGGGCCAACAGTGATTGGTTTATAGAAAATCTGGTGGAGAATATGCGCCAGCAGGATATTGATGAGATGGATAAGCTGGGGATAAAGGATAGATACAAAGAGGTAAAGGAGTCGGTTATGGCTTCTGATGAAGCCTTTGCAGCTTATGATAGTACGGGAAAAGTAATCGTCATATATGGAGTAATTGACAAGGAGCCGGGCGGTCAGATATGGTGCCTGGGTTCAAACATCTTCAACGATTATAAGAAATCCTTTGTATGCTGCTGTATGGAGATACTGAAAAGATGGCGGAGAAGATACAAGGTGCTTTGGAATTTTGTATCTAAAGAAAACACTTTATCTATCCGCTGGCTTCGTACATATGGAGCTAAGTTTGACAAGGGCTATATGGTCGGGAGCAATGAATTTTGGAAATTTACAATAGGCGGTGAAAATAATGTGTAGTGTAACAGCGGGGCTTATAGGTGCCTCTGCGCTATTCGGTTATCAGCAGCAGGTTCAGCAGGCCGATACAAAGGCTAAGGCTATGAGAGCACAGGCAGAGGCGGATGAACAGAATGCAAGGATTGAAGGACGCAAGCAGGAACAGATAGCGGATAACTATGCCAAGGAAGCAAGGGATTTGCGCAATCGACAGAGATTGGCCCAGGGTGCCCAGCGTGCCCAGGCAGGAGCAGCAGGCCTTGGCTTTGGCGGTTCTCAGCAGGATATTCTATCCAGCAGTCTTGATGCCTATAGGCAGGACCAGGCAACGCTCTTAACTAACCAGCGCAATGATAACTACAACAGCAGAGTGGTGCAGACTAACTATATTAACGATGCCAATCAGAAGCGGGCGGCTGCTGATAATGTGGTCAGCCAGGCCAAAGGCCAGCTTGTTCCTACCCTGCTTTCCACGGCTGCCAGCATTGCAGGAGCGCAAACACCTACAGCTTCTGGAAGCACTGGAAGTACAAGTGGAAGCATTGGCAATGCTACTATGAAATGGCGGGAAAATACTGTCAGCGGTATGAGCAATTTCAATGCCGGCAAAAACATGGGCTGGACTATTCCTAACCCTAACAAGAAGAATTATTGGTGAGGTGCTGTAAATGAAGTTTTCAACATATACACCAGCAGTAAAAGCTAACACAATTAATGCCAAGGTATCTACCAGCGTTACTAAGGAAGCCTTCGGCACTGATGGAAGCCAGCTGGGAGCTTGGAGCTCTGCTGCAAATCATATTGCGGGCATTATCCAAAAGAGACAGGATGAGGACGATGCGGCGGACATTATGGCGGCCCGCAATGAGATTAGTCAAAAACTGAATGAAAGCCTTTACTCAGAAGATGGCATTATCACTACCGGCAAGGGGAAAAATGCCCAGGGCATGACAGACAGGGTAAATCAGTCTGTGCAGGATGTTACCCAGGAGGTAGCAGGTAATTATAATGGCCGTGTACGCTATCAGCTGATGAATAAATATCTGCCCAAGGATTTGGAGCAGTACGGCAAACTTGGTATGCAGACAGAAAATAAGGAAAGGGAAGCGTATCAAACTGACACCTTCAACGCTAGAATGAGCAACTTTTCAAACAGCATGGCTCTCAGCTATGCGGATCCAGATACTGTTTATGGGCAAATGCAGGAAGCGAACGAGACTCTGAACAGCTGGGCGGATAAGCAGGGCTGGGATGCTGCCACAACGGAAGCCAAGAAAATGACATTCCGTACCCAGACGGTATCAAGCCTTGTTAAGGCCTGCGTGGCTAATGAAAAATATGATGATGCTTACGAATGGCTGAAGCGTGAGAGAAAGAATATGAGCCAGGACGAGTTTAATTCTCTCTATGCCACTGTAGAAAAGCAGAAAAAGGCCAAGGACAAGAAGGATACTTCTAGGGTGCTTATAGGTAAATTCTACAATCCGGAGACTAACGAGCTGGATATAGCAGGCTTGGAGAAAGAAGCCCGTGCAATGTGTACGAAAAGCAATGGTATATCCTCTGATAGTGTTGAGGCAGGGTATCAGAAATGGGGTGGCCAGACAATGCCACACGGCACAAATGGCTGTGTAGAGGCTGCTGTTAGAATACTAGGTGCAGACAATAGCAATTCCTGGATTCAGTCTATACAGGGAGATACTTATGTGCCTACGCTGGTTTCTAAAAGTCAGACGGCAAATGGCGGTCCTGGGGTAATTCCCTATTCTGCTGATCAGGTGGAGCCAGGGGATATGATTATCTACGGAGACGATGATCATGTTGTTGTTGCTACCGGAGGTACTGGCTATGTAGGCAACAGCTCCAGTCAGAATATGGTAATCAGAGGCGGTGATTATCGGGAGATGGGCGGGCAACAGCCTAGCAAGATAATCAAGTCAAGCCAGCTGGGAAGTGGCGGCAGTACCTTTGATGCAGATAGATATGAGGAGCTTATGGATGGCGTGTACAGCTTATATGCTGATCAAAGCAGATTTTATAATATCGACCAGAAGCAGAAAATGCAGGATTTGGAAGCAACCCTCTCTGGCTGTAACACTTTTGAAGAACAGCGGGCGGCTATCGAAAATTCCGGCTTAAATGCAAAGACTAAGAACACATATCTTAATAGGCTGAACAAAGCGCAGAAGCAGGCTATAAAGGCTGCTAGCGGAAGTTCTGGGAGCAGGAGGAGAAGCTCTAGCAGTGGTACTGATAGATATTTTAATTCCTGGACAGAGGAAAAAGATTTGAGCTTAATTGAAGAATACAATGAGAGGCTAGAGGATCCGGACGATGAAATTTCGGACTCTGACCAAAAGAAATATGATGCTGCCGCGCATAGATATAATTTCCATCATGGCACAGGTACTGCTGATTTGAACGATACAGAAGTGCTGGATATGATTAACGAAAAGAAAAATGAGGGATACAGCTATACTCAGATATGGGATATTCTTAAAGGCGCTGTGAGCGACGAAACCAAGGAGTATTATCTGCGGGCGGCTTTTAGTGAATAAGGAGTAATTATGACAGAGGAACAGCGTAATGCGATAAGACAGAGATTAGAGGGCATGAATGGCAATATACAGCCGGAATACCAGCCAAGAGAGCCAGAGGAAAATGACAAGGGTATATTAGATACCATGATAGACGGTGTTAAGGATGCGGCAGAGTGGGTGGCTGATTCTGCCGTTGGCCAGTTTGTCAAAAATGCAGCTACAGAGGCCTATGAAGATACACGGGATGTACTGATGGCCAAAAGCTGGGACGAAGCCCACGAGGCATATAACCGACATGATTTAACGGCTAATATCAATGCGGTGGCCAATGATAATAACAGCTTTTTTCAGCCAGTGGCCCAGGCTATACAGCAAAGCTCTACAGCAGCCGACTATTTCTTTAGTGAGACAGGCAAGCTGTCCCAGGCAAGGGCTGTGGAGCAGGAATTGGGCATACCGGTAGCTGTTACTATGGCTGATTCGGAGTCGTGGAAAAAGGCCAATGCTATGTACCAGGAAAATCTGGAATATAAAAAGCTGGCAGAGGAAAATGGCCAGCAGTGGAGTATTGACGATTTTTATTCCCGCTATCCCGTTGTGAAGGAAGTGGCAGAAGCGGATCCTGCTGCTGGTGCCTTGATACTGAAAGATGCACCAAAGATAAGACGGGAACTGGATATTATAGATGGCTTTTCTCAGTATCTAAGCATGGGTAACAAACAGTTGGAATTAAATAATCTTCGGTTTAAATCTCATGGCGGAGATCTGTCTGAAAATGACAAACAGCGTATGCAGGATTTGGAAAAGCAGCTGGATATAGAGCAGAAACTGTATGATGTGAAATTCAGGGATAATCCAATTCTGTATGCCCTGTCGACAGTAGGTCAGTCTTTGCCGGAAATGGGCCAGTCTATCTATGCAGGTATGGAAGATGCAGGTGCATGGTGGGCTGCTGGTACTTGGGCTGGTGCTGGAGTAGGCAGTGCGCTGGGACCAGGTGGCGCAGCGACCGGTGCTGTAGCAGGTGGTGCTGCCGGCGGTATTATCGGCACAGTGAAAGGTGTGGCTAAGGCTGTAGCAACCAGCGAGGCAAGACGTGAAATACTTCGTCAGGTAGCGATGAAAGGCGCGGCTAAGGCAACAGCACCTCAGCTTCTGTCAATAGGAGCACAATTCGGTGGATGGCGAGGGCTAGCTGTTCCAGAGACTGGTGTTAGATATGACGAATACAAGAATTTGCGTGATGCCAATGGTAATCCGCTTTTGTCTGACGATGAAGCATGGAGACTGGCTGTTATAGGTGGTTCTGCTAATGCGGCTCTGGAAGTGGTGCCTACATTTGGCGTATTGGGTAAACTGGCAATGCCTGGCAAACAATCAGCCAGAGTGTTTGAGGATATTATTGCCGGCCATACGGCAAAAACGCAACTGGCTTCGCATATGGGGGATAGCTTTAAGAAGTTTATGAGCGGTACCTTGAAAGTCGGCGCCACAGAGTCTTTTGAAGAAGCTACTCAGCAAATCTCTGATGATATTATTATGAACAATATCAAGAATGCTAACGGCGGCCGGGCATACAGTGAGAAGTATGGTGTGCTGTATGATGAGGGTAAGGCGCTAACAGCTAAGGAGATTTTGGGCAATGCAATAGATGCAGCCGTGGTGGCCATACCTTCTTCTCTGATTTTTGGTATGGCAGGCTCTATTGGTTCTGGTGCTGCTTCAACTGGCAGATATGCAGCAAGACAGAGGCATTTGTCTCAGATAGAAGCTAACAACGGAGCTATGGCCAGACATACCTACACAGGTACTATCATGGCCCAGGAATTGCAAGAGGCTGTACATGATAGCGACTTACAGCAGACGGCTCCAGATGTACAGAAGAAACTGATACATGATAAGGCTGCCGGCACCGGTTTTGAAGTCATGTATATTGATACCGAAATGGCTATGCAGAAAGAGAACGGCAAGGAGGATTTGGCACAGGTGGCCAAGGCTGCCGGCATTGACGAAGAAGCATTGCAGACGGCGGTAGAAACCAAGGGAACATTGGCTGTACCGCTAGAGAGCTTTGCTCAGTCAGAGGCTAGCTCTGAAATATTGGATTCTGCTTCCTTCAATGTAGAGGCTGATTCTATGGCTAGAATGAGAGAGAATGCAAAGCATACTCTGGAAACCATGAAAGCCAATGCTGAAAAGCTGGTAGAGCAGCAGATAAATTTAGTAAAAACTATTCCCCAGGAGCTGTATCCAGAGAATACTCCGGAAGCACAAGTTTATAGAGATTTGGTAGAGGCTGCTATTGTAACGGACATGGAAAATCCGGCCAGAGGTCTAAAGCAGCTCATCCAGCAGGCAGAGGCAGAGAAACTGGCCATATTACAGCCGGCTTTGAATTTCCTTAATGATACTCACGGCCAAGGTGTATCCATTATTGATACCGGTGACGGTCGCGGCATTCGTGTGTCTGAAAATGCTAAGTGGTATCAGGATTTCTATCGTGAACATAAAAGAAAGCCCACCAAGCAGGAGCTTATGGATATAGCTTCCGACATGGTGAGCGGTAAATCAAATATTGAGTATTTCACTGTAACTGATGAGCATATGGCAGCAGAGGCCGACAAGGTGTCTGCTGATTTGAGTGCTATTAATGATAAGCTGGAGGCACTGAACAGCGTAAAAGATAAAGTACAGCAGATTAACAGCACTGAAATGAAGATAGCAGAGTCTATGAGCCCAGAGGCTTATAAAGTCTATAGAAACTATATGACTATGCTGGGAAATGCACCTGGCACTGCCAGCAGAGCTGCTAGGGTAAATGCTGTCCTTCTGGCCCATATGGCAGAACGGCTGGCAGAAAATACCAGACGAGCTACCGGAAACCAGGAATACACTGCCGTAGATGCGGCAAAAAAAATAGAGCTGCAGCTGGGCGGGGCCTATAACAGCGGCAACACTATGAATCAGGCTATGTTTGATGTATCTAAAAGAGGCGTTTCTTCTCTAAATGGTTTCGCGGATAAGTTAGCTGTATTGGTAAAACAGGGAACAGAGGCATCTAAAGTTATGTGGATAGATAAGTCTGTTAATGTTATTTATCCTGGAGCTCAGTTAAACCATGCCATCACTAAACACAGCCTAACAGAAGATGATTTAGCGAATATACAGTCAGGAATAAATACTCTTACGGATGTATATACTTCTCAACAAAAAGTGGGAATATTCATGGGTCAACCAGTTTTTGGAAAGACTGCTGTCAACGGTATTGAATATTATATATGCTTAGAGTTTAGCTCTAATGGAGATGTATATTTTCTTACAGCCTCCAAAACAAATGATAAAATGTATGATGAATACAAAAAAGAACATGGTTCTGAACGACTTTGCTCACAAAGTGAACCAGTTCCGCACAGCAACCATGCTCTTTCAATTCCTAATATACAGGAATTATTAGGGATTGTCAAGAATGGAAATGCACTCAATCAGATGGCAGGTGAAAATGCTAAAACTGCTGCGCTGGATAAATTGGAGCAGGCTAAGGCTATGGTGGGGGATAAAACACCGGAAGATATTTATAAAGCTACTGGCTGGTTTAAAGGCCAGGATGGTAAATGGCGCTTTGAAATACCGGATAATCTGGAAGCCATATCTCTTGATAAATTGCTGAATGATAAGCGGGCTAAGCTGGGGGAAATATATGATAACCCGCAGCTTTTTGAAGCATACCCGGATTTGAAAGATGTTCCGGTTAGAATTGAGGAAATAGAGAAGGGATTTAACGGCTTTGCCTATGCAGATACAATAACCATCTCTGCAAGTCTGAAAAATGACAATGAGGCAAAAAGTATCTTAGTGCATGAAATCCAGCACCTTATCCAAAAAAGAGAAGGATTTGCCCGTGGTGGTGGCCCAAAAACTGCCCGCGAACAAATTCGAGAAGAACAAAGAATATTAGATAGGCAGTTTGGAAGCTTTTCAGAAGATGAAAAAGCTTATTTGGTGTATCAAGATATGTGGATGGATGCCACCTTAATAGAATTTGACGATAAAAAAGCAGCCAGAGCTTCTGCTGAAATTGAAAAGCTGGAAAAGAGAATCGGTAAGGAACGCCGGGCAGAAATTCAAGAAATTAAGGCAAGGCGCACTGCACTGAAAAATGCACTTACCGAAGGAAGAGACGGAGTAGATTTGTACTGGCGCCTGGCCGGAGAGCAGGAAGCTAGATACATTGAAAGCAGGGCTGCTCAAAATAGTGAGAATGTAAAAGAATACAAGAAGCAACAGCGTAAAGCTGACGAGTATAAGCAGAAATACAATAAGGCTTTTTCTGATGCATCGTCAGAGGTACAGGCATTGCTCAGTAAATTGGACTCTATATCTATTGGCGAAAAGGCTGATGATAAGGTTTGGGATACAATAGATAAATTAGAGAATGAGATAAATGAACGTCCGGGCGGTAAAGAAGCACTGGAAGCGTACCAAGCTTGGACCTGGGAAAGAGATACCGCCAGCGAGTATTATCAGAAGATTGAAGAGGATAGATATATGCCAAGCCCGCATGGTACGGATGCTATTGTTGTGTTCGGAAATGTGGCTATCCCGGCGAATGCTCAAAATGAGACTTTCAATCAGATGGCTTGGCATGGAAGCCCGTACAATTTTGATAGTTTTGACTTGGGGGCTATCGGCAGTGGTTCAGGTGCCAATATGCACGGCTGGGGCTTGTATTTTGCTGGTAACAAAAAGGAAATACAAGCATACAAAAAGATTCTTGGAAAAAGGGGATTTGGCTATAAAGTTGATATACCAGAATTGGATAGCATGATGGATGAAGATACTGTATTCAAAAAGATGCCGTCTAAAATCCAGCAGGCAGTGACAACAATCTACAACACTTTTTCTGATGAGCAGAAGCGAATTTTTGCAGAAAAAATGTTGGGGAATCTATCTGCAAGTAAAGATGAGTCTGCTTTGAATGAGTCTATACAAGATTACAAAGCATGTGTAAGGTTCTTCGATGTTGCTATAAATAAAACTAAAATTCCTGCTTTCAGACTAAGAGCTAGCAAAAGGTCAATGTTACGTTTTGGCTATACAGAAGAGCAGGTAGAGAGAATGATTAGTGATGTTGATTATGCGCAAGCAGAAAAAGCACAATTTGAAGCTAGTCATGCCAAGGATATTGACTCTAAGCAGGAGAAGCTGGAGCTCATGAAGCAAGAAAGGGAGAACGAAAATGCCAGAACACTGAAAAATGTAATGTCCGTATTAACAGAATCAAACTCTGTACGCTTTGTAGGTAGTCAGATATATAATGCATTAACAGCTGCATTGGACAATGATATAAAAAATACCAGTCTTGCACTTAAAAATGCGGGCGTGGAAGGCATATCGTACAAAGGAAAAGAGGGAAAGTGCTATGTTGTCTTTGATGATAAAGCGGTTTCTATAATCGAAAAATTCAATCAGGAAATTAAAGGCCAGACCGGCACTACAGCTAATGGCCAATACATTGTTTCTTTGTTTGAGAAAGCAGATGAATCTACCTTTATGCATGAAATGGCTCATGTATATCTTCTGGAGCTGGAGAAGCTGGCGGAACTGGATGATCAGTGCCGGGCGGATTTGAATACTATCATGGAGTGGGCTAACTACCATGAAGGAGACGAAAAGAAATTTAAGGGCAGCCCTTTTGCTAAGGAATTTCGCCAGATGGCCAATAACATGTTGGCAGCAGAGCAGGCAGGAGACTATGATACTGTCAATAAAATTCGGCGCCAGTGGGCTCATGAAAGATTTGCCCGCGGTTTTGAAATGTATTTACAGCACGGTACCGCGCCAAGCAGAGGTTTACAGAGCGTGTTTAGACGGTTCAAGCAATTCCTTAGCGCAATCTATATTGCTTTTACTGGTGAAGGTGTACGGGCCAATGCCAAGGTAGAGAGAGTCATGGCAAGAATGCTGGCCAGTGATGAAGAAATAGAGGCTATGACTTTGGATGATAGATATAAGGATATTGCCAAGGCAGGCGGCGAAAAGCTTCTGAACGAAACCCAGCAGGAAACCTATGCAAGATGGTATCAGGAGGCCAAGGAGGAGGCCAAGGAAAAATTGATGAAGGTTATGATGAAAGACCTTGATGAAGAGCACCAGCGGAAATATCAAGAAGCCTTGGAACATGAGAGGGAGGAGACTAGAAAGAATCTGGAAGCCCTGCCTCTGTATATTGCTCAAAAAGTAGCTAAGGAAACCGGCAATGACAATGCTGTTGTAGAAATTGGGCTGTACCCTACTGCTGAAGCCTACCATGCAGAGCTGGCAGAATATGGAAGTCTGGAAGATACTCTGGAAAATTACATGAAGGAATTTGCAGAGGAAATGGACAAGAAGATTTTGCAGGAGCATGTTTCTGATGAGCAGCTTTCCAAGATGATGGAGCAGACTGTATATCATAAAAAGCTGATGGCTTTTGAAGCTGAAGCACTGCGGGAAAAGGAAAAGGCTGCTAATAAGATTAATGCCAAGGCTAAGGAGGCTATGGATCAGGTGAGCGCTGCCGTAAGTAACCTGCCAGATGATATAGATATTACCGCCGAGAAGGATAACAAGGAGGTAAAGAAATTACTTCAAGCAATCAACAAGCTGCGGTTCTCTACCCGCTGGACGGCCAAGGAATTGGGAGATATAGAGGGGCTGGCCAAGCAGGCTACAAAAGCTGATGTAGAAAAGGCTTTGAAAGAATTTTCTAAAGAGGCTACAGCCTGGAAGCGCAATCTTAAAACTCTGGAGGAAGCCTTCAAGGGGCGGATGCAGATTATCAAGAAAACTACCCGCTCTATGCTCCACAATCAGCCTATATCTGAATCCTGCGACTACGGCCGTTATGTAGCCAGCGAAAAAAGAGCTGCTGAAATGATGCATAAAATGGTACGGGCTGGGCGCTGGGATGTGGCTATGATACAGCAGGAAGCTAGATTTACTTCTGCTGCTTTAGCTGAGGCTGCGGAGAAAAACCGGGAAAAGGTAAACAAAATTCTGGCCAAGGTATCAAAACAGCTGACTGCAAGAAGCGTGCGTATTCCTGTCGAGCATAGATATTGGATTCAGAAGATTGCTTTTGATATGAAGCTGGATAAGAATTGGCAGAAAGATATTGGCAGGCCTACAAGCGAGAATGGCAGAATTGTACGCAAGGAACCTGTACGGCCGGAGGATTGCCGCCGGCTGGCAGAAATCTTTGCAGAATTGAAAAACAGCCTGGATGTAAAAGAGGATATGCTGGGCGCATTGGATGTTATCTATCAGCCTGGCTTTACTGACTACAGAGCATTGACGGCCAAGCAGTTTGAAGCCTGCATAGATATTATTTCTGTACTTTACAAAACGGGCAAAAACAAATTCCAGCTAAAATCCTTTGATGGCAAACTTATCTCTGATGTGCTGAATGACATACGTTTGGATATTAACGAGCAAGGCGATGTGATTAATTTGCCCCATGTTATACAAAATAAAGTTAATGATAATATTGGCGGGCTGGGCTACAATGATTATTTCGCCAAAATCCCAGGCATTGGCCCGACTCTAAGTCAGTATGGCTCTAAGTATCTGGTAGCCCACATGAAGCCAGAAGAAATGATTAGACTTTTGGGACCGGTAGCTCACAAGTATCTGTATGGGCTTTATGATAGAGCTGCTGGAGAAAACGGCAGACGTACCGCGGAAGCTACCCAAAAACTGCAGGAAATCATG